TGCATCTGCCGCGACTAAGGTGTAGCTTGCTACCTTTGCGCTTACAGTTTGATTGTAGTCATTAGCCTGTAATGTGGTCATTTGAGCAGCGGATAAGACCTGCCCACTTGTATAGGTCTGTTTTGCCATAGATCTTCTCCTTAGTAACTGAAACTGCTAGTGTCTAGAATACCGTATAATGCCGAATCTAAGATGAAGCCATCAATGATCGGCTCTGCCGTGCCATAGCGGACTTTCCAAGAGCTTGGTGTAATTTGATGAGCGATGTTAAAAACCTGCTGTGTCTTTGATAGAGTCGTTGAATTAGGCTGTGTGGTAGTCACGCTTACGGGAGTAAAGAAGTCAATGCTAAGCGCGGCAATAGTTCCCGCCGTGTAGTTATCCTGCTGTAGATCTAGGGTTAATTCATCAACCCTAACAGAAGTATCTTTACGAGAGTTCACAAAAGCTGTTGCGTAATCTAAGGCTTCTGCATCCGTCTCCATCAACAAGCCTGATTGGTTATAGCTGTGAGTAAAGAATTTCTCAATTGATGCTGCATTTGAAACAGTCTGGACTGCCCCACCTGTTCGAGTAATAGTTGCTAAATTGTAGATCTGGGTATCGTCAAAGACCCATTTGACATCAAAGTAACCTATTGCCGTGCCATTGTCATTGAACACCACTGGAGTGCCGCCAATAGAGGAGACCGTAACTGTTCTATCCTGAAAGGTGCAGCGACCTGTAGCATCCATGTAGATTGCGCCATACTCGGTAGTGGCAACAGTGCTCAAAGCTGCTAAGGCTGTTCTTTGAGTGGCTGGATCAGCCTGACAATTTGTAAGACCTGTATCAACATCCCTTAAAGCAGCAGGCCAGCCAATTGTGTCTAGGATCTTGTTAATGCGAGTGCCTGTTTTTTCGCCTGCCACTGCCCCAGTTACACCGAAGAATTGAGCATTTTGAAATAGTCTAAATCCATCGACTGCCGTCACTGTCGTATAGACGATGTCCCCATTAAATTTAGGAGTGGTGGTGTTATATCCCGTAATGTAACCAGCAAAGATAGGGTAAGTTACTCCCAAGTAGGTTGCAGTAATAGTTATCTTACGCATTGGGTTAAGAAAATTATAATAAGGTGATGCTGGGTTCTGGGGGTTAAAGTTTGAATTTTGGTCTAAAATACGAATAGAAGCTGTGCCAGTCTGGAATTGCTCGGATGAGATATTGCGACCGCGATTTGTTACTACGCTATCTAACAGATTAGACACATCAACGATAAGACTAGCGGGTCCATCGGACAAAACATCTGGGCCGTCTAAAATAGATTCATTCAAAATAAAAGGATAGGCGAAAGACGCTCCCGTTGAGAAGTCAATGATTACATTGATGACTGGTCTGGTCACAGAGATCCAGCCTGTGAGAGTGCGTCACCTCTACGATTGATTCTAATAATTGAATCTTGAATCAGGTTAGTTAGTTCATCTGGATTAGCAATGGTGTTAGCTTGGATGGTGATGTTTATGTCACGCGCTCCTACTGCTCCAGAGTTAAACAAGCCGCCGCCTTCTCCCATTCGGGCTGATCCAGCGTTAAAGGAAGTGACTGATCCGTTAGCAAAAGAATTAACGAGAGCATTAAAGGCCGCTGAATCTTCTACTGTCTGAAATACAGGTGGTAAGCCATCTACAAGTTTGGTGAACTCTTTTCCATTATCTCCAATGACTGAAATAACCCCGCCCAATGCAGCTGTAGCCTCATTGATTTGTGCCGTAGTTCTAGGTGCAGAAGTAGCAGAAATCGCGTTAGGTGTCTGATTAAAGAGCTTTTTGGGATCAAAATCATTAAGCAGAGCAAGCATCTTCTTGATCTTATCTAGAGCATCATCTAGGTTCTTTTGATCAATTAAGTCTTTAGGTGCAAGACCTTTAAGGATAGACTCAATTGCAACCATCTGTGTCTTTTGATTGGTTAAAGCACCAAGAATCTTTAGATCCTCATTAAGTTTTGCTGTTGCAGCAATGATGGCTGCCTCATCCTTAGACGCGATAGCTTCTTCTAAAGCAAGGATTGATCGCTTTACATTCAATCGAGCTGTGTCATTAGCAATCTGTAGGAGCTGAGATCCTTCAGTAGCCTTGCCCAATAACTGTTGCTGATTAGTAAGAGCTGCTGCAATCTGTATCTTATCTAGATCAAAGACATCTGTGGCCTTACTGAGCAATAGGTTAGCATTATCAATAGCAATGCCTAGTTTCTTATCTTTTAGGATCTTAGCCTGTGCCGCTGCCTGCTCTTTTGTGAGCTTTGTAACCTTAGTCTGTGTCTTTAGTACAGCATTATTAACCTGTCCTGAGACTGTCATGGAGATGTTTCCCATGCCCTTAGGGATTACACCCTTAGCAAACGACTGTCGATCTAATTGCTTATTAAGATCTCCAAGTAAGAACAGGATTCCTGCAATGGCAGTAGTGACAGGCAAGAAAGCGGCTGCTGCTGCGATGCCTACTGCAATAAGGACAGGCTTGAATTGCTCTAATTTACCAATCAAAAGACCGACATTTCTTAGAGTGTCTGCAATGCCTGTTGCTAACTTATCAATGTTATTTACGCCGTTGCTAAAACTGCCACCTGACAGAGCTGAGATGGCGTCAAATAAACCTTTACCAATAGTCTCTTTAGCGTTATTGGCTGCAATGGTTAGTTTGTCTAACTGACCTGCAAAAGTATTTGCTGCCGCTGTTGCCTGTCCTGCAAACAATGTAGTCAGGCGTTGCTGGATTTCCTCAAAAGATGAGGATGTAAGTTCTGCCTTTGTAAGTCCTACACCTAAACGACCAAGTGCCTGAGTCTGACCTAAGAAAGCCTTTTGCAAGCTCTGAGAAACTTGTGTGACTGACTTGCCCGTGCCTGCTGCTATGTCTAATGAAAGACCTAATAACTGCTGCGCTTGAGTTACATCTCCAGTAGCCCGCAGCAATCGATCCATAGCTGGACGAAGCTCATCGTCAAGAACGCCAGTTTGTGCTTCTAGGCGTGAGATAAAACCATTGACTGTGCCAATATTGCTGCCATAAGCAAGGTTCAAGTTCTTTAGTGTTTGACCTAGTGAGGTTGCTGCTTTGTCATCTTCTGCAAAAGCCTTGACAGAAGCGCGACCAAAAGCAAGAACTGCTGCTGTGCCGAATGTGCGAGTAAGAGTCTTGCCTAAATTCTGTGTAGTCTTATTTAACTGCGAAACAGCTGTGTCTGCTTTTTTGAAAGCTGGCTTACCAGTGAACTGTGCGGCAATATCAATAACAATGTTGCTCATGCTGATTCCCTTACACTGGTCACTGTTGAACGCTTATTTAAATTGATTCTAGCGGTCTCAATAGCCTTGAAGATTGCTACTGTTTGCTTGCCTTCGTCCTGTTCCCAAGCACGGAAAATTACACGGCCTCGCATATCTTGACCATCGCGCTTGCGACCATAAAGCGGGCCTTGCTGCACAAACCTTGCACCTGCCGTAGGATTATTAGACTTGCTTTTAGGATCGCCGCTTGGATTAGCGCGACCAGCAGTCTCATAGATAGCACCCGCGGCAGAATTATTGCGAACACGAAACAGAGATCTAAAACCTCTAGAGTTAGGTTTGCCGTAGCCTGTGCGATAGACAATGCCGCGCTTTATAGCTGTGGCATCGTAGCGCGGAAAAGGACGCAATCTGCCAGATTTGTTAAAGGCTTTAGGTTCGCCAGAAGCAACTCTATCCCAATTGTAAAGATTATTAGGAGCAGAACTAGGTACAAAACCTCTAGCAGACTTCTGGATTACTTTAAGAGAAGTAGTAATCTCTTTAGTTAATTCTTTAGCCAAGTCTGGAGCAAATTTATTAAGAGCTTTACGAAGTTCGATGACGCCCTTTACTGCGACTGGCATCTTTAATCTCCTTCGCTTCATCCTTTAGACCTTGAACTAGAGCATCTAGCATGGTCTTATCTAATTCCAATAAGTGCTGTGGCGCGATGCCCAATCTAATGCTTAGCCTAGCAATTAGATAGGTGAATGGTTGATCGCGCTTTAAGCTAAAGGG